CCAATACCTTCATCAGCTAATCTAGCAGCAGATTCAGGAGAGATGCCTTTAGGTATTCTTTGCAATACTTTTGTTGGGTCATTAGGGTCACGCAATTCAATTGCGTTTCCAACATCAAAATGCAATGGAGCACGATATTTTTGACCGCCACTAGCTATTTCAACGGATTTACCATCCATTCCCGGCATCACATATCTTTCTCCTTCGCCTAACTTCATGCCTTCTGCCAATTTAGCTGCCAAAGGTTGTAAGAATTGATTGCTTGCAGCAAACTGCATAGCTTGACCACGAGTTTCAGGATTAGCCATAAGCTGTTGAAATTTAGTAAGAGCTTCGCCTTTCTGACCACGCAATGCAGCAGCTAATTCAAGCTCTTTCTTATCAACATTTTTAGCTGATTCTGTGCCTACAACGGCTTTAAATAATGGGTTTAGTTGCTGAGACCATGATGGGGCTACATAGTAACCACTAATCATTTGACCTTGTGGTTGGTCTAATCCCTGAGACATCAGCAATTCAGCAATCTTCTTTTGACGGCTTAAATCTGATATTTCAGGTGAAACGCCTAGGATTTCTTGTTCAGGAGTAAGTGCCATTATGACCTCAGTAAGCTAGAGTAAATCTTGTTTTGTTGTGTTGTATTTAAGGTAGTGCCTTGAGTACCCGATACATCTAATCCTGCTGGTGTTTTATTGCCACCAGCCAATAATGCTGCTGTAGGATTTTGAAATGTAAATGGGTTTTTATTCATTTCGTACAAACCACCAAATTGTTCTTGTGGGGCTGTCATAAAGTTTTGCTGAGCGTTTTTAAGCCATTCTTGTTGAGTAGGCATTTTTGCTGCTTTTACCATGCTTCCTGCACTACCCAAAAGGTTTGCAAGTGATTTAGCACGACTTACATTTTTAAGTACATCTTTAGCATTTAAACCAGCAGCAGAGTCAGCAGCTACAGATTCAATACCTGTGCCAGACAATTCTGTAGGGCTGTATGAATATCCCAATACTTGATTAATAGTGTTTGCATCGTAACCATTAGCAGCCAAATTAGCAGCATCAGCCGATAACATAGGGTCTGTGCCATAGTTAATCATCATAATATCTTCTAACTGTGCAGCAGTTAGATTAGGATGAGAAGCCATTAATTGAGCTAAATCTTCACCTGCAGTTAAACCAGCAGCAGAGGATGGCCCACCAATAATTTGTGTATATGAAGCAAATTCTTCAGGTGTTAAGCCTGCAATAGCGTTAATAGATCCAATAGGGTCTGCAGAAGCATTAGCATAAGCAATCATCTCAGGAGTTAATGTTGCACCACCCTCTGCCACCAAACCAATACCCAAAGCCTCTGAACCAGTAGCTCCACTTGCTAAAGCATCAAAGAAAGCAGCTTGACCTGCTTCGGTTGCCAATGTTGTTCCAGCTTCAGCACCAATCGCTGCAGCAATTTCAGGAGCAAAAGCTAATGCAGTACCGCCAGCAGCTAAACCGCCTACTGTGTACCAACCACCCGGAATTTGATTAACTCCCTTATCTAGTTCCGCTAAACCACTACCAATAGATTGCCCTAAATCTGAAACTCCACCTAAAAGACCGCCACCACCACCTGAAGTTCCAAGAACATTAGAAACAGTATCTAAAGGATTTCCACCGCCTCCAAAAGGAGTACGCTTTAGCTCATGAGTCCAGCCTGAATGTTTGCTTTTTAGGAAGCTCATTTAGAGACCCCACTCCATCATGTTAGAGATTTCATCAGGTGTCATAGAGTTGTATGCAGTACCAGCACCGTATGTTGGGTCAGAAACAACTTGACCTAACCAGTTGGTAGTTTGACCTAATCCCGGTGTTTGTCCTAAACCTAACAAGCCACCTAAAGTAGTAGCACCGCCAAGGATAGATGAACCTAAATTAGCAATACCGCCAGCACCTAAGATTGCAGAAGAACCAAGTCCAAAAAGACCATTTTGCAAGTTAGCTGTTTTAGCAGCTTGAGCGTTTTGTGCAGCAATATCAGCAGCTCTAGAAGTTGTGTAAGCACCTAAATAGTCAGTACCTGAAACGGCAGCTTGAGTATATGGGTTTACATAATTAGGAGTTCCTAATGACTTAATGTTAGCAGCCTGTTGATTTTGCAACTGTTGGGCTTGTAAGCCTGTATTCATACCTTGAACTTGAGCACTTGTCAGCAAGTCATTAGTCTTTTGTGCTTGTTGAGTCATAGCTCGGTTGTAAGCCTCAGTACCCGGAACAATGCCTTGATTAGCTAATTGAGCTTGTAAACGAGAATCACTTTGCTGAATTTGTGGCTGTAAGCGTTGCATGATGGCATCGCTGTATGTTTGACCGGGGTTAATACCATACATAGGGTTTTGCAAACTTTGTTGCAATCCCTGTAATGAAGTATTAGTTAAGTTCTGTAATGGTTGGCTTAATTGTTGATTGGCTGTCCATACAGGATTCCCATTAGCATCAAGGCTTTGTGTATAGTTTAACGAACCATAAGGGGTATTTTGATTAATACGGTTAGCTTGGGTAGCAGCTCTAGCACCATACAAGTTACCCATAGTCGTAGCTTGTGCAGCTTGAATATAAGGGTTTGTACTATTAGCATAAGGGTTTGAAGTTTGCCCTGTACCTAAAGTAGCTGTATTAGGGTCACTTGCAGTATTGGCTACTTGACCACTCATTGTTGCTGCTGGTTGTAATGCACCTGCTCCCATAACCTTCTCCTTATAACCACTTACAAAAGTGTGGTCTCATTTCTAACATTACTAAATCCCCTTCATCATGAGCATCGGGGATAAAAGCAACATCTTTGAAACCAAGGTGTCGGTCTAGTTTTAGGGCTTTTTCATTATTCCCTGCAACTGTACCGATTATAACCTTGAGTTTCAGTTTATTAAACGGATAATCAAATACTGCTCTTAAAAAACTTTTTGTAGCCCAATGGTTGCCTTCTGAACCTACATGAATACAGCAAGATTTTCCATAAAAACCACAATACACTACAACTGCTCTAATTTCGTTGTTGAGAACTTGACCTAAATAATGAGCACCATCAGGAGTAGGCATTTTATGTTTTATTGCCCAATCCTTTAGACTTTGCTGATTAAGTAATATCAAATTACCCCACCTCGCTCCATAATATAGTCTGTAGAAGCCCAATGTAACTCAATATTACGAGCTGCCACATTCAAATTAATTGAACCTGTAAAGCCAATTCCTGTTACGCCTTGCCATACTTTAGTGGTTGTAAGACCGCCTGCCCAATTAGCTCTGTCCCATTTAGATACGCTCCAAACTCCATCATTTTGAGAGCTTGGGTTAAATGAAACTTGTCCAAGATTGATTTCAGTTTGGAAATCTACGCTTAATCCACAATAAACATTAGGTACACCGCCTGAAGATTGCAATATTGGTCTTACCATTGTGAAGCGTTTTAACTGACCGGGGCTGTCAAAATAGCTATAAGCCTGTTGAGCAGCAGCAGAAATGTTAGTTTCATCATCGGCATTAGATGTATAGAAAGTAGCTACATAGCCATTTCCACCAAAATGCATATCGTTATCCCCTGAAACTTCCCAACAATGAGCTTCAATGCCTGTAAATCTGCCCCATGACTTAGTAATGGTGTGCATTACATATTGCTCAGTTCCATTGGTAATAGGGATGTTCAAAATCAGCATATTTTCAGAAGCAAAATAATTAATTTGCCATCCGAAATTAGCAAAGTAAGTTGTGGCTGCTTGTGAAACAGCAAAATAAATCTTATCTGTAAGGTTTACCCTTGGGTCTAAACGACTAGATTGAAGTGCTGAAGAAAGAGGCACTAAACCATCTTGAGTCAGTAAAAGCAGGTCACCTGACCACTTAAAGAAGCATCTACGGCTAAAAGTTTGTCCTAATTGCCATACGCCTTTTAAAAGCCATGTATCAGCATTGTCAGGGTCTGTACCGTTATAAACGATAATTTCACCCATAGAAGTGACAAATACTGCATAGTCATCAGCACCTTGTCCAGCATCAAGTGTCCAAGTACCCATTGCTTGAAGATAACCAGCATTACGAGCAATACCACCAAAATACAAAGGTTTTGCTACACCGCCAATAGCATCAGGGTCTAAATACCAACAAGTAAGGCTATCTTTTTCGGTGAAATATAAACGGTTTTTAAATAAGTTTACATTTACAAATTTACTAGAATCTACGCCAGTAATACCTAAAACTGTATAAGTTCCAGTTGCACCAGTAACTGTTGTCGTTGCTGTAGAAGTAAATGTATAAGTATTTGCACCAGTTACTGTAATTACATGAGCACCTAAAAATGATGCTTCACTAGAAACTGTAATAACGACTTTATTGCCAGTTATCAATCCATGAGCTGTAGCAGTAGTTACAGTAGCAGTAGCTGAAGGGCTGGTTCTATCAATGCTTGAAATAGTTGCAGCAGTTGAAGTTGTAGCTACATAAAACCAACGAGTACCATCATAAATCATGGTTGGGTCTTGCCCATTACAAGCTACTAAGTAATGACCTGCTGTGTTGGTCATATTGACCGATTGAAATTTATCGTTAGTAATACCGCTAAATACTTTGACGGCTGGATTGGGCTTTGTGTCCCAAATATCAGTTCCTGCAGCACCAAATAAGCTATAGCTAATAGGCTTGGTGTAATTCATCAAAGTATTTATTGGAGTAGTAGCTTGATTTAAATAAGTGCCTACTACTGTAGCGTTTCCTGCTGGAGTTGAACCTAATACATAAGTAAATGTTGTAGCTCCAGTTACGGTAATTTTAAATACACCGCTATATTCAGAAGGAGTTGTGCCTGTAATTGATACATAAACACCGGTAGTTAAACCATGAGCAGATGCAGTTGTAAGCGTAGCAACATCTTCTACATGAGTAATGCTAGAAATGGTCTGAACGCCTGTGCTAGTAGTCAATACAGAAACTACTGTATAGCCCTTACGCATAGTGACATCGGTAGGGGTAGGAAACCAGTTTACTAACTGAACCGCATCCGTAGGGGACATATTAGCAAGGGAATCCCTAGCGTTCCATCCACCAATAGGAGCAGGAACAGAAGTAGTAGTGGCTGTATTCTGTTTTGCTCTGCCGAATATCATGAGCCATATCCTGTATCAGGGATGTTAGCGTAACCAATAAGAACTTTAGATGGGTAAGGAGCAAAGCTAAGATTAGGAGCACCTTTGTCTGCAGCTTTCGCAACTGATAAATAACGCTGATATTCTTGCATCAATGCAGTTGTATCAAAGCCTTTAATTGCCCAATATTTGAGCTTTGTGCCTAAAACTACAATACGGTCATCAAGAATGGTTGTATCTGTATCTGCAGTAAAGCTAGTTTTTACAGTACCATCATATGCACGAACCCATCCTTTAGACTTGTATTCCCAGCCTAAATACTCTTGAGTATTCATCGGAGGCCATACTTGGAATTGATTATCCAAAATACGCCAGCGAATGCGTGGCCCAGTTGAAATGTAACCCGACTTTAGCCATTGCCATTGCTGAGCATCTTCAGGGCCTAGGGCCTCCCAATGCTTAGTTTTGTCCCATTGTGTACGGTCTGTAATGGATTCAAAGTCAAAAGGTAAATCGTAAGCTGTTTGAGCTAAAACGATAGCCCCATTACCTGTTCCTGAAGCCATTTGGCTCATAACAATGTCTTGACCGCTTACAGATACTACATTGGTGTCTTGGTTAATGTTGTAACCAGTAATTTGCCATTGTTTATCTACTGCTGTAATGTCTACACCGGGGTCTACAGCTAATAAAGTAGAACCGTCTACTGAGGTAGCATTGCAATTAATTGCTTGTGTATAGAAACGATACTGAACCTGTAATGCTTGCCAATCGTATTCTTTAATAAGGTCGTAACCCTGTCCGTTCATTAGAGCCAACACTTGCTGGACATCTTGGGATGGGTTGCCTGCTACTGCAGAAGGTACTGCTAAGTTCAATTCAGCCGTTACTTGCTGAACTAATTGGAGCATTGTTGAGGACATAATCGAGCCTTTACTTTAGAGTTGCACTCCAAGTAGTTAGAGTATGTTTAGGAATTATATACAAAAAAAGGGGATTTCTCCCCTCTTTTTTATTCAGCTTCTACTTCTTCTTTAGGTTTCTTAGCTTTTGGCTTCTTTTCAGTCATCATAGCCATCAAAGCATCAATCTGCTCTTGTTGTTTGGCTAATTGAGCATCGGAAGCAGCCTTAATTGCAGCATTCTCTTGGCGTAGCTTTTCTAATTCAGCCTCACGCTGGTTATCATCACCAACTTTGTCAGCCAAATTAAGGAAAGCCTTAGCTTTATCTCTAAAAGAATAAGGATTCATGCCTGCTGCCATGCCGATTTTTTGAATATGTTGGTCAGAAGCACCAGCAATAGATTCAACGGTATGGAATTTCAAGCCTTTTAGTTCCTCAGCTTGTGCTCTTGTAATCTGTGTCCATTGGCTTAAAGGAGTGCCAATAATGTCTTGATGGTCACCTACTTGATTCTGATAGTGTGCCCATTGACGAGGAAAACGAGCTTTATGAGATTCATTAGCATAGGTATCAATCTCGGTTAGGGCATCCCCCGGAACCATGATACGGACAAAATCAAACTCTTTAAAGATTGGTCTGCCTGCTGCAATAGACTCATCTTCTTGCTTCATTTCTCGTTTATAGAAAGTTACTGCTAATCGTGCATCTGCACCTTGTTCATCGCTAGGTAATGCCATTTTAATTCTCCTAAGTGGTTAGGGTTTATTAAACAAAAAAGGGACTCCCCTTGTGGAGGAATCCCTATGTTACTACTAAATCTTCAATTTTTTAGACTGAAGCCTTGCTGAACCATGCGTAGTCACCTGATGCCAAAGCAACGCCCGGAGATAAGTAACCACCAGCAGAGCCAGTAGCTACGAATGTAGAAGCGTTAATTGAGCAAGAAGGGGAAGAAGCTGAGATAGCCTCTCCAACTGAAGCGAATACATAA